CTCGCCAGGAATCGCGTTCGACTTGCAGCCGTGACGCCTGGACTAGCGACGTGATGTAATCGTCTTCGGATGAATGAGTGATCCGAAGATGCGACTTCGCTTCGGCGAGTGTAAGAGGTTCGGTCATCGGTCGTCCGCCTAGTTCTTTGCCTTGCGTCCCTTCGGCACGGTGGCCGCTTTAACCAAAGCCACGTGTTCCGCGTCCAACTCGCCTTCTTGAGCGACCCCTTCAGCAATCAATGCCTTGCCTCGGTCTTCAGCGACTTCCACGGCTTCGCCGGCAGCGTGGACACGCTCACCAACAAGAGCTTCCTTCGTCATAACAACAAGCATGGAATCATTCCTTAGAAAGAATGGCAGCCGGGCAGGAATGTGCTTGGTCCCCACCATCCACACACCTACCCGGCTGGCACTTACAATCGCTCGCCAGAACAGCGAGCGTCAAAATTACGTGCGGACCATGTCCACGATCTTCGCGAGGCTTTCCGTGTTGCGGAACTTGATGTCCGTATCCAGCAGACAGACCACGCGAACCGATCCCGCCGTCGACAGACTGTACGGGTCAACCAGGACGTCGACACCACCCCACATCGCGATATGGACCGTGGAGAAGTCGCCAAAGATCATCGCCGTCAGATTCGTGCCGCTCCCCTTCGTCAGATTGCTGGGAATCTGATTCGTGGCCATGGCCCGATAGCCGTTGACCATGTTGTCGCGATCCCACAGGTATTCCGGGAAGTTCGACACCTTGACGGTCGTCTTGAGCTTCCCCCGGCCAACCGCACTGGTCAGATAGCCCATCCCCGCAACGTCGGCATTCGCAGCCGCGACAGTCGATTCGAGTTCAACAACCTTCGCCCAGGTCGGATCGCCGCCGTTGGTCCCGATGGCAACCGTGGTGATGCTGCCGTTCTGTAGAATCCCCGTCGGTTCGGCACCGGAGCCGGAGCCGTTGATGCCCGCCCGGTCAACTTCGATCCCGATCACGCGGGCGAGGTCATTCCGGACAAACCGCTCAGCGTCCATGCTGACTTGCTTAGTCAGCTTTCGCGTGATGTCGGTATAGGCTCCGACAGTCTTCGGCGCGAAGGCAACCTGACCGATCGCTTGGGCCGATTCGGTTGGCGAGTTGCCTTCCGTCACCCAGTACGCAGCCCCGGCAGTCGTCTGCTTGGGAATCTCGAACGGTCCGACCATGTCGGTCAGGAACGTAGCCCCCAGGCCCGCGAGAACTGTACGGTTCCGCAGCATGTCGATGAAGCGAGAATAGAGCTTCGTGGTCTGGATGGCACCGGCCCCGGCGGACGCATCGAAGTCGCGTCGTTCGCCTTCCATCGGCAGCGCCAGCGGGAAGAAAAACCCTTGAGCCGACTTGCCGGACCGCCGGGCGATTTCCTGCGAAATTTCACCTTCGTAGCCGTCGACTTCCTTCCCTTCGGCTCGCAGCCGGATCGCGCGAAGAACGCTGTACCTTTCGCCGTCCGGGTTCGTCACCGGATCGTGATTCGATCGCGGTTCCGGCCCCCGGACATGCGTGCTGGCACCATCGTTCCCCGCAGTCGCCAGAACGTTGGCGAGCCGGTTCCGTCGCTGTTCGTTCTGTTCTTTCTGCTTGGCTTCGATTTGCGGATTGAGTTCGTCCCGCTCAGCGAGAAGCGTGTCAATCCGCTCGGATTCTTCCGGCGAGAAGTCGCGGTTTTCCTTCGCCCGCTTGTCTTCCAGGCCCTTCAGTTCCGTGCTGATCGCGTTTCGACGATCCAACAACTCTTTCAGGGTTTTCATGGACACATCCTTACAGTGAATCGGAATTGAAACTTTGGACCGTCTACGCAACACGCCCCGCGTTTCCGTTTAGCTCGCCTGATTGATCTTTCGGGAACGTTCAATCCCGGCGAGCGTTCGCGGCGAACGGTGGGACTCCGCGAATTCCCCGTAAGATCGCTTCGCAACGGATACGTCGGTCCCCTTGTAGGCCGGATAGGTCACCGGCCCCACGTCATACAGGCGAACGCTTTCGACTTCGCGATAAGTCATTTCCCCGACTTCCCGCCAAGTCGTCTTGTCCGCGATGAATCCGAACGAACAACCCGAGACGTCGCCGCGTTGAATCTTCGACGCGACGCGCCGCCCGTCTTCGTCGTCAGGCAACTGGCAGGCATATCGCAGGCCCACTCCGTCAACAGACAGCTTCAGCGTCCCGGATTCGCTCCGGCCCAACAGGGCGTTGACGTCATGATTGAACAGGCAACGGACGTCGTCAGGCCGCTTCAGGGCTTCGTCAAACGCCCCCGACATGATTCGTTCATAGGTCTTGCCCCATAGGCGGAACTGCGTCCCATCCAAGTCGGTTTCGCGGTAGAAAACTGCCGCGTAGCCTTCCATGATCAACGTTTCACCGTCTTTGCGGAGTTCAAGCGGCCTGCTGACCGTTCGCAGTTCCAGATTTTCCATCGTCGGTCCCTTCCTTCGGCTGCCCATCGGCTTGGGCTGACTTGCCAAAAATCGCTTCGGGCAGCGGGTAATCGTCCAGGCCATCGACCGGGTTAAGGTCTTCCATGTCCCGAATCTCGTTGCGGTTTTTCCACCCGGCGAGGATCGCGGACTTGTAGGCTTCATATCGTGTCTTGATGTCCGCCCTTAGCAGCGCATCGACGTTGTGTTTCACATAGAACCGGCCCCATTCGTTTCGGCTGAATAGCTTCCGATTCATTTCCTGTTCAAAACGGATCAGCCAGGGCCGCATTGTGTGTTTCTCGAAATACAAGTCTTGAGACTCGATGTTCGAGAATGTGGCCCGCCGCAAGAATCCGACAACGTGGGGCGGAAGCCGATACCATCGACACGCAATCTCTTCCCCCTGGAACTCGCGGGATTCCAGGAACTGCGCTTCGTTCATGGGGATTGTGAGCGGGGCAGCCGTCAGCCCATTTTCGAGCAACAACGCGCGGAAGGCGTTGCTCCCCTGGTACTGCGTATCGAGTTCGTTCTTCAGTCTCGCGTACGCCGTGTCTTCGATCGAACCGGGGGCCGTGACCACTAGCCCCGGCTTCGCTTTGTTGCCGAAGTAGGCAGCCGCCATTTGATCTTGGCCAAGTCCGATCCCGATGGACTCCGCGGCGAGACGAATCGGGGACCAACCGACAATCCCGTTGCCGCCCAGGCCGGGAACCCAGATCATTTGCGAACGGTCGAGATTGCGGGGCCGCTCTTGCGATTCCGGCTTCACTTCGAACATCAGTTCGCCGTTCGAATTACGATACGGCGTGACCAACGAAGGATGTCGCGGGATCAGGGAAACCAGTTCCCCGCGATCCCCCCACACGATTTCGCAGGGACTGTTGCCCCAACTCAACACGTGGGCCGTGCAGGTCTCCGACCAGACCATCGGCGTCATGTCGTCATTGGGCTGCGTTGACAGAGCGATCGACACCGGATGTTGAGACACCAACGCCCGCTTGCCGCTCTTCTTTCGCTCGAAAACATGGATAGGCAGGGAACCGCGAGTCTCCGCGATCACGCGAATTGACGCGAAGACCGCAGAGAACCGCATTGCCGTGTTCTCGTTGACGGTCACCCCCGCCCCGGCTGGCCCGTAGAAGCCGGACTGGCGCAGGGTCGATAGTGGAATCGCCCTTAGCACCAGTCCGGCAGCCATCATTCCGAGACGTTTGAAGATCACCCGTCATTCCTTTTTTCGCGTCGCATGACCGGCCGCGATTTGCCGTTCGTTGATCGGCCACTTGTCGCCCATCAACCAGACATGACCGAGAATCCGCGTCAGCGACGTACTGTCGCCGGGGTCATAGAATCCGTCACGTTTCCGCATGACGCCTGGAACACTGACGATCACCTTGTTCCCCGACCTCGCGACAAGTTGCTTCATGTGATCGCGGGACTCGCGGGCTAGCTGCCGCTCGCGTTCGTCGTGGGCGTCCAGTTCGGGCGACCAACAATCGATCACCCTCACTTCGAATCTTCGGCGGACTTCAACCGTGAACGTGTCCCCGTCATAGACGGAGACAACTTCAGCTTCAGTCGTCCAGGCGGGTTCCGGTGCAAGCCAAAGCGGG